GGTCATACCTAGCAAGGTAATGAGCAAGCATCCTGAGTTCAATACCTGCAAGATCAGCACCAACCATAATTTGCCCTGGTGTGGGCATGAACAATTTTCTGAAGTCATGATCTGACGGGACCTGCCCGAGGTTTGGATTTCGGTGGGCGCAACGATGTGTGTTCGTTGCTACTGAACAGTGGTGATGGATTCGTTTAGACGTCGTACACAGCTTCAGCCATGCGTTCGTGCCTTCCGAGATCATCCCCAATTTCTTCGTAATATCGAGACACTTCAGAAAGTCCTCTGCAATCGTAATCCCAGCGGCAGCAGTCTCCTTCAGGACAACTTCGTCGATGATGGGCTTCCCAGTAGGAGTCAGAAGCTTCGGCTTCCAACCATGAAATGTTTGCAGGATCCATGATATGTGATCTCGTGACGTAGGGTTCAGTTCTTTGAGCTTGGTTAGCTCACAGTCTTTGACGTATCCGTATCGCTTGTTATCTGCTTTAGGAGTAAAGCTTGATCCGAAGACGAAAGGATGCTTGTCGCGTAGTAGTTGATAAGTTTTTTCAAGTTCGGTTCTGAGAGACGATGCAAGTTGCCATGCAGAGCGCTCATCAAAGTACCATCCATGTAGTTCTTGTTGGGTGAGGATTCTTGCGACATCATGCTCTAACGCGACCCACTCAGGTAGGGGTGGAAGTGTTCGCATAGTTTTCTAGTTACAGTAACGTCTTGTACACAGTAGTCTTCCATGTCTTGCGACCATTCAGACCAGTCTGTGTCTTTGCCGAACGAGCCTTTGTATTCAGACAAGCGGTGACCGTAAGCCTCAAGGCTGTGTCTGCCGTACAGTTGCAGCGGCATGTTCTTCCACTTGTGCTTCATGTCGATGTCCCTCAGGTCCGTGTGGTATAACCGCGAGAGAAGAAGGGTATCGACAACCAAGGCGGTCGGCTCAAACCACGGATAGATTTTTTTGATGCATGGTATGTCGTATCCGATGACATTGTGACCTGCGATAACTTCAGCATCCTCCAAACGTTGAATGCCCTTAGTAATGGGTTCAGTATTACCCTCGTCATTGTAACGAAGGGTTTGGTCAGTCTCAGTATCATAGATGACAAGACAGTGGATACGGGTAACATCATCTAGAAGTCCGTTAGCTTCTAAGTCAAAGATTAGCATCGTTCCAGTGGCGGATAACGCCCGCAACAATGAACAAGTTAGTTACAAAGATAAGTCCGTTAGTTAGAAGGTTGTACGTTAGCAGCCTTATACGCTGCAGATCCCTTCCATTTGTACGTCTTATCGACGAACTGTGCTTTTTCAACTGCTTCAGGCGTAGGTGGGTTGGGTTTAGAAATCAGTTGTTGGGTCGAAGTCGGGTTGAGCTTCATGTTCAATAAATTTACAGGTGGATAGGTCGTAACTCAGTTGACAGGCAACGCCAACCTCGCCAGAATATCGATTCTTAAGGACTCGCACAGTCGTAGCATCTCGTTCAGGTCCACTCTGCTGATCCCTTTCGAGGGCAATGACCGCATCGCTAAGTTGAGCAATAGAAGCGGATCCTCTAAGTTGTCCGAGTGTGACTCGTGCACCTTCTTCGTGGTTGACATCAGAAGTAGTTCTCCGTAAGTGTGAGACAAGGAACAAAGAAATACCAGTACGTTCAACCAGTGAGCGCAGCTTGGTCATGGTTGTGTCGATCATCTTACGCTCATCCCCATCAAGCCCGCTGAGCAGGATGCTGAGGTGATCCAAGAATACCACACGTGTCTCAAGACCGCTTGCCATGTACTCGATTCGTTCGTAGATGTGGTCAGGATCATACGATCCAAACCCATCAAACAAATGCAAGTTCCAGTTGGCGATAGTCTTGTTGAATGCTTCGGTCAGCTCAGATCGATCATGATCTCCGAGGTGGAGGGACTTACCGACTGAGGCGGACATAAGTCCGAGAGCTGTACGACGGTTTGACTCTTCAAGTGCCAGGTAACCGACCCGTTCTCCTTTGTCAAGCAGGTTAGTACATAGGTCCCTACAGAAGGACGATTTGCCCGTGCCTGATCCTGCAGTAATGCAGACAAGCTCTCCGTACCTGATCCCGTGAAGCTTTGATTGTAGTCCTTGAAATGGGTAGTCATGGTCTGCTGGTGGTGAAGGAGTTGTAACAAGTTCGAGTAGATTCTTTGCATCAACGATACCGTCTGGTTTGTACTGGACGTGCTCATAGTTGCACACAGCACGGATTGCTTCGGAATCACCCGCTTGCAAAGCGTCTGAGGCGTCCTTGTAGTCCTCTAGAAAGCCTGTGTAAACCTTTCCAGGTGGTAGGACACCGGCGGCCTCTTTGGCGGCCTTGTGGCCGGCCTCATCGTTGTCAAAGAAAAGGACAATCTTATCGTAGTAATTGATCCATTCGTAGTTATGTTGGATCGCTTTCTTTGCAGCGGGTGCTCCATTCGGGATACTAACTACATCCCAGTTCGGTTGAGCCTCCCACACGGACAGCGCATCCATCTCGCCTTCAACAATGACGAGCTTTTTCTCTTTCTTTGTGGTTTTGTGACGGAAGTTTTGCATTCCGTACAGGGTTTTTACTTCACCCTCGCAGCGGAAGTCTTTGTCTTTGGACTTGATTTTTGCACCAAGCAGTGTGCCATCGCTGCTATAATAATGGAACCGTAGTAGTTCTCCATCTTTGTAAGCTTTGAAAAGCTCACACGTTTTTTCGGAGATACGTCGTTTCTGCAGCCTTCCGGCTGAGCCTTGTAGGTGGGCATCTCGCATTTGATGAGTGTGAATAGTGGTGTCGTTGCCACTGGTATGTGTAAAACATCTAAAACAAAAAGCGTGTCCGTCTGAATACAAGCTGTTTGCATCAGACGAACCACACTTATCGCACGCCATATGACGTACAAACTCAGAACTCATAGGAGCCACTTGAGTGGGATATTTGAAAAGGAGCACCAAGGGATGTTGTTCTTTTCACACCACTTGGCATATGTAGTTTTGCTTTTTTTAGAGATCGTGTTGTAGGGTGCCTGAAAGACCATACGTAAGTCAAGATCAGGGTTCTGTTCTTTGACTGACTTAATTTTCTTTCGGTCAGCACTGTCCCAATACCCCTTACACTCAAGGATGACACCGTTCGGGAGAATGAAGTCAGGGCAATAAGTGTGAGAGATAGTGTATGAGACTTTCTTACATTCGTATTCGTACTTGACACCCAGATCTACGAGAAGATCAGCGACCTTCTCTTCGAGTCTGGATCGGAAAGCCATTACTCTTCGATGTGCTTCTCGATGATTTCCTCAACGATTTCAGATACAGCACGCCGCATCTCATACTTGAAGTCATTGCGATCCGCCTTGTAGCGGGTGACACTGATCTCAGGTAGTTTGACACACAGGGTGCCTTCGTAGAGTCCAAGCTCTTCGTTTTTAACGCAATCAAAAGTAATCATCAGAAGTCGTCTTCGGGTTCACCGGCATCATTGGACACGTTGGGATCACCAACCTTAAAGCCTTCGGTTTTGCCGAACAGCTCAGCCACGTCTGCATCGTCCATGTCACCAGTGTCAACACCAGCAGAGGATGCAAGCGAGATGACCTGCACAGCCTTGAGCTTGAGGCTCGTGCCGTAGGTCACACCATCTTTGAGGATGTAGGGCTTCTGGAAGAAAGCCAGCTTGACCTTGCTACCACTGTACAGCGGAGTGCTCTCGTCAGTGATCAGCGTGCCTTCGGTGTCAACCACAGGCGGTTTGGTCTCGTCGTTCCAAGTGAACTTGACCTGGTACTTGCCTTCGGAAACCTCTTCCCAGGGCTCAGGCTTCATAACCGAGCGCTTAGGGTTCTTCAGTTTAGATTCAGCCCACTTGAGGGACTCAGTGCGGTCAGCTTCGAGCTGGTCCACGATGTCTTGACCGACCACAGCCATGAGCTTGTAGCCGAACTTACCGGGTTGCAGTACAGCTTGATACCCTTCAAGGACAACAGGCTGTTCAGTTTTGATGATGGTACGTGCCATTAACAGAAAAAGTAGGTGGATTCGATAACCGACTCAGGCTCTAGATCGCCAATCATCGGTGGGTCTGTCTCTGCCCCAATTTGTTGGGCAAAGGAAGTTAGGTAGTCATGCTCCGCAAAGAGGTGCATGTATGTTTCACGAACAATGGTTGATAAAACAGACATGTCAGTAGCACGACAAAGAACCGAGTCGTGTATGAGGGAAATCGGAGCG